GTAGATCAAGCAAACTACTTCCAGTTCGCCATCGATGATATCGAAGAAGCGCACTCACATATTTCGTTCCAAGATTTGGCATCGGACCGTGCGGGTTACAAACTTCGTGATAGCTTTGACGCAGAAGTACTTGGCTACCTATCAGGTTGGAAGACACCTTCTAACTGGGCGCGGCGTTCAGCATCTGGTGACATAAACGGCACTAAGGCTGACTCTAACGCTGGTAACGATGAACTTTTGGCAGCAAACAAGTTGGATATCACTGATTTCGGTGGCGCAGACTTGGGTAATGCTGGAGAAGTAACATCTATTCCAATCGCCGCAGGTGGCGGTGCTGGTGGTATTACATCACCATTGGCTATCATGAACCGCATTGCCCGTCAGATGGACGTTGCTAATGTGGACACAGATGGACGGTGGCTTGTAGTTGATCCAGTGTTTGCAGAAGTATTGATGGATGAGTCAAGTAAGCTCATCAATTCTGACTTCGGTGGCGGTGATGAGATGCGTAATGGTAAGTTGCCCGGAACTATCCGTGGTTTCTCCATCTACAAGTCTAACAATCTTCCATACGAAGGTACAGGCGCTGGTGTAGCACTTTCAACTGGCTCCGAGACTAACTTCGGTGTGTTGGTTGCTGGTCATGCGTCTGCGGTTGCTACTGCGGAACAGATCGCTAAAACAGAAACTTTCCGTAGTCAAACAACCTTCGCGGATGTTGTGCGCGGGATGCAATTATATGGGCGCAAGATTCTTCGCCCTGAAGCTCTGTTCACTGCGAACTACAACCTAGCATAAAGCTATAGTAGGGGCTGGTCAAGCGCTGGCCCCTTACTTTTTTCTAAAAGTAATGCACTTTATTAAGGTACTGTAATGCCAACAAGCTACATTGATTTGTGTAATCAAACACTACGGCGTCTTAATGAAGTTGAGATTGCTGAAGCCGACTTCGGGTCGGTTCGTGGCGTTCAGGCACTTGTTAAGGACGCTGTTAAAGCAGCGGTTGCAAAAATAAACCAAGCTGAATTTGGTTGGCCTTTTAACGCGGCTGAAGAAACCGATACCTTAGTAGCAGGTCAGACAGAATATACTTGGCCCCAGTACTTTAAGGTTGTTGATTGGAACAGCTTTCAAATACAAAAGAATGATAGTCTAAGCACAGGGTTTAAAACTCTTAAGGTTATAGACACAGACGAATGGTACTCCCGACATCGTGATGATGATTATTCGGCAGGTAACTTAGGCAGGGGTATCCCTGAATTTGTATTTGCGGGACATGGTAATGGGTACGGGATAACGCCCTCACCGGATAAAGCATATACTATTAAGTTCCGCTACTTTATGAATTACTCTGACATTACGAATGCAACGGATGTTACCAGAATACCTGAAAGCTTTGATACAATACTGATTGATGGTGCAATCTATCATATGTACATGTTCAAGGATAACTTAGAAGCAGCCCAAGGCGCTTTCTTAGCCTTTGAGAAGGGTATCAAAGACCTTCAGACGCTCTACATAAACAATGAAGTATATGTACGAGACACGCGGATTAGATATTAATGCCTGATAAGATTACGTCTTATAAACTAATCAGTAGCGGCGGTCTAAACAGTAACGAAAATCACTTAGACTTATCGGATAATGCCCCCGGTGCTGCAACAAGATTAGTTAACTATGAACCTAGCCTCTTCGGGGGCTATAGGCGTATTGAGGGGTATGATGAATATGACAGCGACTACGGTGAGGTAACTGTAGCAGGTCAGACAACAGGTCAGGGTAAAGTACTTGGTCTTGCCATATTCAAAGACGATGTAACGAATACCACTAAGATTATTGCTGCACGGCAAGACGCTGGTGGAAGTAACTACAGTTTTTACCACTACACTCCATATATTGGGTGGCGTAAGTATACTCTAGATTACTCAGTTACTAGGCCAATGACACTTAACGGACGTACAGTTAGTAAGTTACGTCATGTGTCTTTTAACTTTGGCGCAGGTAACAAGATTGTATTTGTAGACGGTGTAAATCCAGCCATTGTTTTTGATGGTACTAATTGGGAAGAACTAAAGTCTACTAACTCTGGTGGGTTTACCGCTGGCGGTACAAATACAGGTGGTGGACCGCAGTGTATTAACGCACCTTCTTTGGTAGACGTATTCCAAAATACTTTGTTTTTAGCAGGGGATACTGCATTCGGTGCTACAATAGCTCACTCAGCCCCCACGACTACTACAGATACAGATGGATTTTATGATTTCACAAGTGGTGCGGGTGCAGGGCAAATAGCCGCTGGATTTGATATAATACAAATCAAACCGTTCCGCGATGACTTATTTATATTTGGTACAAATGGCATCAAGAAGATTACCTTAGACGCTGCCAATAATTTTGTTACTGATCAGGTTACTGCTAACGTGGGTTGCGTTGCTAGAGACAGCGTACTTGAAATCGGCGGTGATCTTATGTTCCTAAGCCCTGATGGTTTCAGACCTGTTGCAGGTACAAGTCGTATCGGGGATGTTGAACTAGAAACAGTATCTAAACCAATACAGGCTACGCTTGTAGATATCATTGCTAACGAAGATATGGACACGCTGAATGGCGTTGTTATTAGATCAAAGTCTCAGATAAGATACTTTATTGGTGACGATAGTATATCAGCCTCTGATAGTATTGGTATTATTGGCGGTCTTACAAACAGCACAGGCGCAATATCTTGGGAGTTTGGTGAATTATTAGGTATACGAGCCTCATGCACAACAAGTGGTTATGTAGGCACTACTGAGAACATTCTACACGGGGATTATGACGGTAGGATATACAAACAAGAATTTGGTACAAGTTTCAATGGCGGCGATATTATATCTATCTACGCAACACCTTACTTAGATTTTGGTGAAACTGAACAACGTAAAACAATGCGTAAGATAAATACGTTCATTAGGGCCGAAGGTCCACTTGAGATGCTTTTAAGTATGACGTATGATTGGGGCGATGGGGCTACATCAACCCCCGCTACGTACTCACAATCCTCAACAGGCGCACCTACCAGATATGGCGGTAGGAATATTAAATACAACGCAACCAACGTACTTTATGGTGGTTCATCAAAGCCAATAATGACCAGTGATATTCAAGGATCGGGTTTTTCGGCACAGGCAACTTTTGTAACGATAGGTCAGACAGAACCGTTCTCTATTCAGGGCATGGTCTTTGAATTTACCACGGCAGGGAGAAGATAACAGATGGCGGGTTATACACGACAGTCCACTGGTAGTATTATTAACGGTTCGCCAATTACAGCGCCGCCGCTAAATACAGAATTTAACCAATTACAAGCTGCCTTCAGTGCTACTACAGGTCACTCTCACGATGGCTCAAGTGGTAACTCTCCTAAGATTAACCTTGCTACGTCTATTGTAGGATACCTTCCAGCCGATCATGGTGGTATTGGTGGTAAGAATAAACTTGATGCCACAACTACGCCCGTTGTTTCTAACGATAATACTGAGGGTTACGCACCGGGGTCTTTGTGGGAGAATACTAATACAGGCCGTATATACATCTGCGTAGGTAGTGCTACCGGAGCGGCTGTCTGGCGAGAACTATTACAAGTACAAAGCGGTAATGCTGTACTTCCAGCGGCAACAGATACTGTAGACTTAGGCTCTAACACTGTACGCTTTCAGGATTTGTTTCTTAGTGCGGGGATAGCTGCCGCAGGTAATGCTACTATTGGTGGCACTATGAATATCACAGGAGCAACGGCTCTTGGTTCTACTCTGGGTGTAACTGGTAACACAACACTGGTTAATCTAGCAGCTACTGGTACAACTACTATCACATCGATTGACCTGAACTCTGGTGCTATTGATGGCACTACTATTGGTACTACTACCCCAGCCGCAGGTACGTTCACCACTCTTAATGCAAACACCAGCCTTGTAGCTGCTACAGCCGATATCAACGGCGGTACAGTTGATGGAGCCACTATTGGTGCGTCTAGCCCAAGCACAGGCTCATTTACCACTTTAGGCGCTTCTGGAACATCTACCCTAGCAACTGTTGATATCAACGGCGGTAACATCGATGGAACAGCAATCGGGGCTTCAGTACAATCCACAGGAGCGTTCACAACCGTATCGACTTCAGGTCAGGCTACTCTGGCAACAGTTGATATTAACGGTGGCTCAATTGACGGTGCTGCTATTGGCGCTAACGCAACTTCTAGCGGTGCTTTCACTACTCTGTCTGCTTCTGGGGGGATTACTGGTACACTAACTGGCAACGTGACGGGTAATGTAACGGGTAACGTAAGCGGTGCAATCACAGGCAATGTCACTGGTAATCTAACAGGTAACGTAACCGCAGGTTCTGGTACGTCTTCATTCAACAACGTCACTATTGATGGCACGTTGAACATGAATGCTGGTACATCTGCTACTATTCAGAACCTTACTGCTCCGACAAATGACTTAGATGCCGCCACAAAAAAGTATGTAGACGATGAAATATCCACCCTGATTGGTGATGCTGGTGCAGGGCTGAATACCCTTGGCGAACTAGCAGATGCCCTGAATGATGATGATGACTTCAGCACTACGGTAACAAACAGTATCGCTACTAAGCTGCCAAAAGCGGGTGGCACTATGACAGGCGCTATCGCCATGTCTACGAATAAAATTACTGGCGTAGGTGATCCTTCATCAGCCCAAGACGTAGCTACAAAATCCTACACAGATACTCAGCGTAACACCCGTGTAGCCAAAACAGGCGATACGATGTCTGGCGCATTAGCTATGGGTTCTAACAAGATCACTGGCTTGGGTACTCCAACGGCTGGTACAGACGCTAGTACAAAGGCTTATGTTGATAGTGTACTTGGTAGCAGTACAGCGGCGGCGACTTCAGCCTCTAACGCAGCGACTTCAGAAAGCAATGCCGCAACTTCGGCTACTAATGCATCCAACTCAGCTACAGCGGCTGCGAGTTCAGCTACTTCTGCGGCGGCTTCATTTGATAGCTTCGATGATCGTTACTTAGGTGCTAAGTCTTCAGCACCGACTGTGGACAATGACGGTGATGCGCTGATTGTAGGCGCTCTGTATTTTGACTCTACAGCGGGTGCTATGAAAGTATACTCCGCTAATGGTTGGACGAATGCTGGTTCCTCAGTCAACGGCACTACAAACCGCTACAGCTATACAGCTACTGCGGGTCAGACAGTATTTGCTGCCACATATGACGCTGGATATGTAGACGTATACCTTAATGGTGTGAAGCAGTTGGTCGGAACAGACGTAACCGCTACTTCAGGAACCTCAGTAGTATTTGCCAGTGGAACTACAGTAAACGACATCGTTGAGATTATCGCCTACGGTACATTTGTCCTAGCTGATCACTACACCAAGACACAATCAGACGCACGTTATGTTCAGACCACTCATACAGGTAATATAGGAATTACGGGCAACCTGTCAGTTGATGGCGGCACGATTAAGCTAGATGGGAATTATCCTACTGGTTCAGACAACGTGGCGTTGGGCAATACTGCTTTAGATGCGCTTACAAGTGGGTCAAGAAACACAGCAATTGGTTCTGCGTCTTTGACAGCAAACACAAGCGGGCAAAACAACGTTTCGCTTGGCTTCAATTCAATGCTGGCAAACACATCAGGCTCAGACACAGTTACAGTAGGCGTGGGTGCTTTAGACAGCAACACAACAGGCTCTAATAATGTGGCCTTGGGTCGTTCCGCTTTACAAGCCAACACCACCGCAAGCAACAACACAGCGGTGGGGTATCAGTCGCTTTATGCTAATACCTCCTCAAGCAATACGGCGGTTGGAAATTTAGCTG